CATATGTGCTGTAATAGGCAAAAGTCGGACAAACTTGTTGAAAGAAAAATATTCGGTGAAGAAATCAAGCTTATAAGCAATAGAGTGCTTCCTCTGACCTTTGATTGGCACGTTATATAATGGGGGTATTGCCCCCTCTTCTATGTACTTCTGTACTTCACAGCCGCACTGTGAATATTTCTCGCAAGCAAATCAAAAGAGGTGAAAAACAATTGAATGAATACGGATTAGAGTATCTAAAAAAGAAACTTGCAATAAAATCAAATCGAGTAATGATGAGATACAATTATTACGAAATGAAAAACGGTATAAGAGAGCTTTCCGGCATTATCCCTGCCGATTTTTGCAACCTATCAGAAGTTCTCGGATGGTGTGCCAAAGCAGTTGACACCCTTTCAGATAGACTTATCGTAGATGGATTTGAAAATGATGACTTTTATATAAATGAAATTTATAAATACAACAATCCTGATGTATTGTTTGATTCTGCAATCGTATCGGCATTGATATCATCATGCAGTTTCATTTTTATAGGAATGGAAGATAATTATCCTAAGATGCAGGTCATTGACGGTGCAAACGCAACCGGAATAATTGACCAAGCAACTAACCTTATGACAGAAGGATATGCCATTCTTGAACGTGACAAGTACGAAAAGCCATTAGTTGAAGCATATTTTACACCTAATAAAACAATCTATTATAGAAACGGAATAGCATCAGAAGAATTGAACCATACTGTAAATTCTGCACTGCTCGTTCCTATAATTTATCGTCCGGATGCAAAACGTCCGTTTGGTCATTCTCGAATATCCAGAGCTTGTATGGAAATCACTCAATCAGCATTGCGGACTTTGAGACGTTCGGAAGTGGCGGCTGAATTCTATTCATTTCCACAAAAATATGTTCTTGGTCTTGATGCTGATGCTGAATGGAATAGCAAACTTGCAACTATGTCATCTTTTCTTAGCTTTGGAAATGATGGGAAAGGAAATAAGCCATCGGTTGGACAGTTTCAATCATCAAATCTCGCACCATTTTCAGAACATATTAAAATGTTTGCATCTCTTTTTGCAGGAGAAACAGGATTGACACTCGATGACCTCGGATTTGTTACCAGCAATCCATCTTCGGAAGGGGCTATCAGAGCAGCTCACGAAAATCTCAGGCTAACAGCTCGAAAAGCACAAAGAACATTTGGAACAGGATTTCTTAATGCCGCATATCTTTCGGCTTGTCTCAGAGACAATAAGCATTATGATAGAAAAGCTTTTGCCGACTCATCTGTTTCATGGGCACCAATATTTGAGCCTGATTCATCTACTCTTGGTGCTATCGGCGATGCAATAATTAAAATCAATCAAGCTTCGGAGGGATTTCTTGGAAGTAATAATATTCGCAAGCTTACAGGATTAAGGAGCGATGCAAATGGTTGATATTGGTGTTGAATTATTAAAAAAAATTCAGACTGATTTCTCTGCACATACAGTCAAGCTACTTGAACGAAAAAACTATGACTTTGTTGATGTAGCTTATCTTTCGGACAGATTAGGAACAGAGCTTTCACGCTCAATTGCAAAATATGTAATACCTGAAAACCTTCCAAATGATACGCTTTATTATAATATAGCTAACACAATACTTACAAATACCTTGCACAATAACTATGATATCATTAATAACGTTGCAGCGGAAGTACAAAATATTCTCGATGAAAAAATCGGATTAAAAATCGAACCGCAAAAAGCACCGTTTCCATCAGAACGTGTGAACAGCGTAGTAAATGCTGCCGCATCTGGCGTAGCCGGCAATATAAATACAAGACGAATTGATTCGCCTATACGAAATATTACGATTAGTTTTCTTGACGACTACGTTGAAACAAATGCAAAATTCAGAAACGATGCAGGAGTACAATGCTATATAGTCCGTGACGGAAGCCACTGCTGCAAGTGGTGTGCAAAGCTTACAGGAAAGTACAAATATCCAGACGATGTGCCACATGATATATATCGGCGACATGATAATTGTACCTGCACAGTTACATATGAAAGTGGTCGGCAACGTCAAAATGTATGGTCTAAAAAGTCATGGCAAGCTACAGACAAGGAACTTGCAAAGCGACAGGAAATTTCAAATAATGCAAAGCCTACGGTTCTCTCACACTTAGCTGCCAATGAAAAAGAAAAAGATAGACTAAATCATATTAATGTCCTGAATAAGACATAAAACTGTTTAAAGGAGGTCAGATATGGACGAGGTAAAGCTCGGACGTCAGACCCCCACTACATCTGTTATCGTTCCCTATACACACAGCCATGGAGAAGAAGCTGTTGAACTGTATAACAAGTCTGGGAGAACAGCACTTGAATGGCAGCGCCTGCTTGTTGAAGATATAATGGCAGTAGACAATGATGAATTATGGGTACATATGAAATTCGGATACGGAGTCCCAAGACGAAACGGAAAATCCGAAGTAATTGCTATGAGAATGCTATATGCAATAACTCACGGTGAAAGGGCACTATATACTGCACATCGTACAACTACATCACACAGTATGTGGGAAAAGACAGTCGAACGTCTTACAAAAATAGGATATACCGAAAAAGATGACTTCAAATCTACAAAACAATTTGGTCTTGAACGCATTGAGATGCTTGATGGTAGCGAAGCAGTAATAAATTTTAGAACACGTTCAAGCAAGGGTGGACTTGGCGAAGGATATGACCTACTCGTAATTGATGAAGCACAGGAATATACTACTGACCAGGAAACCGCACTCAAGTACATCGTAACCGATTCAAAAAATCCACAGACTATCATGTGTGGAACTCCACCGACAGCAGTATCTGCTGGTACTGTATTCGTCAAACTAAGGCAGCTTGTTCTTTCCGGAGAAAGTGAAGATGCAGGATGGGCAGAATGGAGCGTGCCAAAGCTTTCAGATGCACACAATCCAGACCTATGGTATGAAACAAACCCATCGTTAGGCTCAATCCTTACAGAACGAAAAATCCGTTCTGAACTTGGAAAAAATGAAGAGTCTCAGCTTGATGATAATATTCAGCGTCTTGGATACTGGGTATCCTATAATCAGAAATCAGCAATAAGCCGTAACGAATGGAGAGATTGCATTATATCAAGTCCTAAGTTGTCTGAAAATCATGCATTATTCTTCGGGGTAAAATATTCAAAATCAACGCCAAATGTTTCATTAGCTGTAGCGGTACGGCTTGCAGATGAAAAAATATTTGTTGAAGCAATTGACTGCAAACCAATACGAAACAATAATGCGTGGATAATTGGATTTCTTCGTAATTGTCATGCCGATACTGTAATCATTGATGGTGCAGGTGGACAAACAATACTAAAGTCTGATATTGAGCAGGCAGAGTGCAAATGCGAAATCATTTTGCCAAAGGTTAGTGAGGTAATTGAAGCAAATGCACTTTTTGAATCAAATCTCTTCGGCAACATTATACGTCATGCAGACCAGCCTGCACTTGAACAGGCAATCTCTAATTGTGAACATAGAGCAATTGGCTCAGGTGGTGGATTTGGCTATAACTCAGTGCTTGAGGGTGCTGATATTTCATTGCTTGATGCTGTTGCACTTGCACACTGGGGATGTGCAAACTATAAGGGGAAAAAGAAACAGATAATACAGTATTAAACCTATACCACAGGGTTAAAGTGGGGAAAGGACGGTCGCTATGAGCGATTTTACAGCAATTGAAACACAAGAAGAATTTGACAATGCAATAAAGGACAGGATTGAAAGAAATACACGTTCTGTAACAGCAGAAGTGGAAAAGAAATTTGAGGGATTCATTTCCCCCGATGATTTTACAAAAAAGTCATCTGGCTTTACAAAACAGATTGATGAACTAAATGGAAAGCTCGAAGCAAATAGAACATCAATTTCTGATTTAACTGCAAAAAATAAAGCATACGAAATCGCATCGGTAAAAATGAAAATTGCACATGAGTACAATATTCCATTTGAAATGTCTGACAGACTTTCTGGAGAAAGTGAAGAAGATATAAAAAAAGATGCTGAAAAGATTTCTAAATTTGTATCTGGTACACATTTTTCGCCTAAATTCAAGTCAGAAGTACCACCATCAGATTCTAAAACAGCAGCATACAAATCAATGCTGCAAAATTTAAAAGGAGAATAATATATGGCAACAATAACATCATCAAGCACACTTTTTACTCCGGAACTTGTAAAGGAAACATTCAGCAAAGTTAAAGGACATTCGTCACTTGCAAAATTGTGTGCAATGTCTGCAATTCCATTTGCAGGAAACGATTACTTTACATTTACGATGGACGGAGAAGCGGCTATTGTAGGCGAAAGTGGCAAAAAACCAGCTGGGAATGCAAATTTCGGAAAAGTTACAATTAAGCCTATAAAGTTTGTATATCAGCACCGTATTACAGATGAGTTCATAAAGCTGGCAGAAGAAAAACAAATTCCATATCTTGAAACATTCACAGACGGATTTTCTAAAAAAATGGCAAGAGCATTGGATATTGCGGCATTACATGGTGTAAATCCTGCGACAGGTACGGCTTCAACTGATATCATTGGTACTAATCATTTCGACTCAGTTGTATCACAGACTGTAGTTTATAATGCAAGTTCACCAGATGATAATATTGACGCTGCTGCTACGCTTATTCAGGCTTCTGACGGAACAATTACAGGCATAGCAATGTCGCCTGCATTCGGTTCAGCTCTGGGCTCAATGAAGACTGGCTCTGAACACGTTTCAATGTATCCTGAATTTAGATTTGGCGGAAATCCTGCGGCATTCGGTGGAGTTCCATCTGATGTCAATGGTACTGTATCTTTTGGTGCAAACCTTGACCGTGCTATAATAGGTGATTTCTCAAATGCGTTCAAATGGGGATATTCAGAAGATATTCCGATAGAAATCATTCAGTATGGTGACCCTGATAATACAGGTATTGACCTCAAAGGCTCAAATCAAATATGCCTGAGAGCTGAAGCATATATTGGCTGGGGTATTCTTAACCCGACAAGCTTTGCTCGTATTGTCGCATCAGCAGGTTAATGCAAATGAATAGATACATAAATGTGCAGACAGGGACGGTTATTGAGGTGCCGTCCACTGTCATTGCACCACAATGGGAGGAAGTGACCGAAGGTGGCAGCAAACTATGCGACAGTAAGCGACATAATTGCAATCGGGAAAAATCTGACGGCGGAGGAGCAGACTTCTGCGGAGATTCTGATTCAGACAGCATCGTCTAAAATACGAATAATTGCAAGGAAATATGGCATTGACATTGATAAAAATATATCTGATACAACTACAGGAGATGACCTTTCTGTAGCAGTAAAAAATGCTGTTGTACAATCTGTTATCCGTGCGATTGATAGCCTTTCATCCACTTCTTCCGCAGTTTCTCAAAATTCTGAAACAAATGGAGCATATAACATTTCAATGACGTATTTGAATGCAGGTCAATCGTTATATTTCTTAAACAACGAACTAAAAGACCTCGGAATTATACGTCAACGTTATGGTGCTATTGACTTATAGTGGGGTGTAATATGTTTACGAATAGAAATGGCTGCACAATATATGAGAAAACAATCCA